GTATACTCTCACAGTGTGGTAACTTTCTATCACAATGGTAGACAGTATAAACTCAGATTTCAAAAGTAATAGTTGAGCGAATCTGCCCTTAGCTCAGCTGGATCAGAGCAACAGCCTTCTAAGCTGTAGGTCGTAGGTTCGAGTCCTACAGGGCAGGCCAACTAACTATGAGGAAATAATGAATAGAGGAAAAAAGAACGATAAACCATTAGGCGGTACTACTGTTATAGTTCGTAACGGTGACGTTAATGGTGCAATGCGTGTTTTGAAAAAGAGACTTATCAGAGATGGTTTCTTTCAAGAACTACGAGAAAGAACATACTACGAAAGTAGAGGAACAAAACGCAGAAAGGCCAAGGCCGCTGCAACTCGTAGATACAAACGCAAAATGCAAAAGCGATTTGAAGAACTAGGTTATTAATAAGAGGTGATATAATGGCACGCCGTGCTAAAGTGGAGACTGACTCAACCCTGCCTAAACCACGCAAAAGACGTAAACCAATGACGCCTGAACAAAAGGCAGCTGCGGCAGAACGTCTTGCAAAGGCACGAGAAAAACGTGCAAAAGAAAACCCACCAAAATATTCTAGTATTCATCCATCTGTAGTCGCAAAGCCAGATGATGATCCTATGTCTATGAAGAATGTCCAGAGGTGGATTAAGACACAAAAAGAACTGTTGACGGTTGCTAAAGGTGATGTTAGACGTAATGTAAAGGGTGCAATTGCACAAGTTGCTTCTATTGAAGGTTATATTCGTAACCTACACCGATATCTAAGAGATGGTGATTATTGTGATATGTTCTATGGTGAACATCAACAACACAAAATAAAAACTATGTGTGTAGTCATGGCATATAATCCAGACGGCACACCAAAACGAAACGTAGGAACTTACTATCCAGACCTTGGATGTGAGTGGACAAGGGAAATGGCAGATGAATGATAATATTCCAAAAAACAATGTTGTGCAGTTTCCCCTAAAAGGAAAGCCAGAACCAGACATTAAAGTTGATAATGTTGCACTTGAGATGCATGATGACTTAAAGTTTGCTGATCATTTGACTGAAGGATTAGTTGTGAATTTGATTCACAATCTTGGTGAAAATGGCATTGATACATCCGATAAAGATTTTATTCGTGATGTTGGTTTTACAATTGAATTAGTAAAGTCTCTTATCTATAGAGGCTTGGGATTGAAACATCCTATGCAAGAACTTGTAGCGATGTTTGTGACTACTGATGAAGATGATGAGGATGGTTTGTACACCACGTTTGATATTGATGCTCTCGCTGAATTTGTTGGTATGGATGACGAAAAAGAATAACGCTGGTTTAGCTCAGTTGGTAGAGCAGTTGATTTGTAATCATCAGGCCGGGAGTTCGAGCCTCTCAACCAGCACCATTTTAAGGATGTGATATGTGGATATTAGTAGCAGTTCAATTAGTTTGGGGTTATAGCTCAACTCCAATAGTTGAATCAGAAGTTATTGGTAAATATTACAGTATTAATGAGTGCCAACGAAAACTAGAAAGAATTGATAAAGGCAAACCAAACAAACAAGTGGTTTGTATAAAGGCACAACGTAAAAGATAAATCTATTGACAATCGTTCTATTTTAGGTTAATATATAATACTATGAAAAATAAGGTGAAAAACTATGATATTGGTTGATATGAACCAAGTTACCATCAGCAATCTGATGATGCAAATTGGTTCAAAAAGACAGAACGATGTTGATGGAGATATGGTTCGTCATATGGTTTTGAATTCTCTTAGAATGTATCGTTCTAGGTTTTCAGAAGAATATGGCGAATTAGTTCTTTGTTATGACAGCAAAAGATATTGGAGAAGGGAATACTTCCCCAACTATAAATCTAATCGTAAGAAGGACAGAGAAAACTCTGGCCTTGATTGGAATCTAATCTTTGAAACTCTCAATGCTATTCGTGATGAGATACGAGATACATTTCCATATAAAGTTCTAGAAGTAGACGGTGCAGAGGCAGACGATTGTATTGCTACTGTTGTAGATTATGTTTCTAAAACACCATCTGCATATGAAAAGGTTCTAGTTCTATCTGGCGATAAAGATTTTATTCAGTTGCAAAAACACAACTTTGTAAAACAATATTCGCCTGTTCTCAAGAAGTTTGTAAATGGAATTGACCCTCACCTATATATTAAAGAACATATATTGAAGGGTGACAGGAGTGATGGTATTCCAAACTTCCTATCAAACGACAATACATTTGTAGATGAGTTACGACAGAAGCCTCTTGCAAAAAAGAAAATTGAAAACTGGGTTGATCAAAATCCAGAAGATTTTTGTACAGAGGAAATGATGAGAAATTATCAGCGTAACAAAACATTGATTGATTTGGATTGTATTCCAAGTGACTTGAAGGTGGAAATTCTAGAACAATTTGAACAACCACCAAAAGGTGATAGATCAAAGCTACTAAATTATTTTATACAAAAGAGATTGAAAAATCTTATGAATGACATTGGAGATTTTTAATATGCCAGACACATATACACCTCTACTTTCTGAGGTTCTAAAGAAAGTACATAACGCAAAGACTAAAGAAAAAAAGATTGAACTTCTTAAACAATACGATTGCGAACCGCTTCGTATGGTTATCAAATCATCTTTTGATCCTAATCTTGAATGGTTGATTCCAGAAGGGGAAGTTCCATTTAAAGCTAATGAATCAGAAGAGGGTACAGAACATACGATGCTTCGTAAGGAAGCAAGAAAACTTTATCGTTTTATAAAGGGTGGAGATACTACTCTACCACAGTTCAAACGTGAGAATATGTTTATTCAAATGTTAGAAGGACTACATACCACAGAGGCACAACTTCTTATTGACGCCAAAGATAAGAAACTGCATCAAGTGTACAAAGGACTATCGAAAGAGGTAGTCAAAGAAGCGTTCAGTTGGAACGATAATTTTACTAGGAGCTAATATGAAAAAAAACTATGACCATTGTTTGGAAATGATTTTGCACCACGAAGGTGGTTATGTGAATCATCCAAAAGACCCTGGCGGCGAGACTAATCTTGGCGTTACCAAAAGGGTATGGGAAGAACATGGTGGCACCAAAGATATGAAAGACCTAACGGTTGAAGATGTTGCCCCCATTTATAAGAAATCATATTGGGATAGAGTAAAGGGCGATGACTTGCCTTCTGGACTTGACCTTTGTGTTTTCGATTTTGGCGTTAATGCTGGAACTGGCAGGGCGGCAAAATATCTACAGAGTATGATCGGCACAACTGTCGATGGTGGCATTGGCCCAAACACTCTCAAAGCACTTGAAGCATATGTACAAGTTGAAGGACTTGCTGCAACGATTGATACCTATCAATCAAATCGTCAAGAGTACTACGAGAAACTATCAACCTTTGAAACATTCGGAAGGGGGTGGACTCGTAGAGTTAAAGAAACTACAGAAGCTGCACATAAACTTCTGTAAATCTCTTGACTTACTAGTAACTTAGTGTTACTATAAAACAATGATGAGGGGTGACACCTTTCTCTCTCAACTCTCTCTCTCGGTTGCCCCTCATCATAACTAAGCGGATATCGTATAATGGTATTACCTTAGATTTCCAATCTAATGACGATGGTTCGATTCCATCTATCCGCTCCAATTTATTTTACAAGCCCTTGATTTTCAAGGGTTTTTTTATGCAAAAAACTCTTGACTTGTTGTGAGAACATGGTATACTAGCTATAGAAAGTGAGGAGTGATTCTTATGAATTATATTGAAGTCAACGGTGGTAAGAAGTTTCAAAGAGATGTTGCTGAAACTGTTGTTCTACAAATGATTAAAACTCTTATGCCTCGTATGAGGACATTAGAGATTACTGTGAATATCAAGAAACTAACTGGTGATGCAGTTGGTTGGTGTATGCAAGAAGATACAAATCGTGAGTTCACAATTGATGTTGCAAACAACCTTTCCCTTAAAGATTTTGTCACTACAGTTTGCCATGAAATGGTTCATGTAAAACAGTATGCCAGAAATGAGATGGATTGTTATGGTGTAAAATGGAAAAAGAAAGTGATTCCAGAAGGAACTAACTACTATGATTTGCCTTGGGAGAGAGAGGCCTATAGAATGCAAGATAAACTTGCTCAGTTAGTTTGGGATGCAGATATATTATAATGGAGAAAAATATGAAAGAAGTTTATTTAGAAGTTACTTATCCAGATGGAGAAGTTGAATATTGGTTAGATGATGAAAATGTAATTTCAGAACTTGAAAGATTACAGAAAATACACAATGGAAAAGTAGAAGTGAAAAAGGTTTCTAATGATTAATCAAGAAATAAGAAATAGAATTAAATTATCAGTCGCTGCATATGCATACGAAATGGAAGATGATTCGATTATGAGTGATGCAGACTTTGACAGTCTTTGTAAAGAAATAAAGGTGAATGAAACCACAGGCAATGAAAAGATGGATAATTTCTTCAAGACAGAATTCAACCCTTCTACTGGCCAGTGGATACATAAACATCCAGAGCTAAATAAAATAGCAGAAATATACAAAAAATATTATAAAAGTACTTGACTTGTTATGATAACTATGGTATATTATAAAGACAATAGAGAAAGAGGTTAGTTATGAAGTTTCAAAAGTGGATAGATACTTTGGTTGAAGAAAAGGGTTTGGATTTGGATCATACCTTTGAATACAATGGCCCTGTTTATGGAATGAATATGATTCCCTTGGAAGCAGTTATTGAACAAATCAAGGCGTTTCATCCCAAAACTCAAGAGATGACAAAA